TTTTTTTAATATTTTATTTCTTGCTTTTTCAAAATCCTCGCCAGTTTCGAACGAGCTTTCAGCGTTATTGCTTTTTGCGAAATTTCCAAGAATTGATTTTGGTCGATTGCGCCCTTTTTCTGCGTCTTTTGTTTTCGTCCACAATAAAAGATTTAACTGGTCAACGATTGTCGTCATCAGCAACATATCAGGCGCTACATGTATTCCGCTAAGCTTCATCTTGATTCGCGAATTGTCGCGAAGTCCGACAGCAAGAACGGCCACCAGTTGAACTGGTAGCCGCTTGTAATCATAAATCTGATATGTTTCTGCGAAATCACAAATCAACGCATCTTCATCAGCCCGAATCATCGCCGCGAGGATTAGGAGTTTTTTGTTTTTTGATGATTAAGTAAAATCTCTTCGATTTCTTTTTCCATTTTGGTCAGAGGAACAAATCCATCTCCATCTCTGAGATGGCCCCTTAGTCTGTCTTTATCTTCACCAAGTAGCAACGTTAATACCTTGACCATTGCTGACGGGCTGGTTTCAAGGCACGAAACCGCTTCCAACAGCTCATAGTTATCAATTCTTCTCGAATCAATTTTATACTCGAATCCTGTAGATGTAACTCCTTCAATGTATTTGATTTTTTCGCTCATTATGAATCACCTTTAAGCCCCTGCGTAGATTGCTACAGTAACCGCTTCTGCCGGTAAGTCATAATCCCCAAAGTCCGCAATCAGAACAGTAGCATCGCCCTCTGTAGGATTACTGATTGCTAAGCTCCAATCCTTGCCAGAACCAGTCAAGGCGCCTTTTGTTGCGCCGGTCAATGTGATATGGCTTGCTTGTAATCCGGTAATTCCTCTGCTGAATGTCAACTTGAGATATGCTGTGTTGACCGTTCCACTCGCTCCGCCAATCTGCTCAACGTTGAATGTAACATAGTCCGGATTAGCTTCGATGATATATTCATAGTGCGTATTACCAGACGAGTCCGGCATTGCTTGAATCGTAGTATCGTACCCGATAGCGTCATTATCTACATAAGCAATTTCACCAACCTCGGAAACTACGCCGTTTGGAATTACAACGCGTTTCAGCGCGTTTTTCAGAACCATATCAATCACAATTACATGTGGTTCAAGCGGTTTAGCATTCGCATTGATTGTGATCCCAGTAGAGAGCGTGCCGGTTACGTTAGCTGATCCATATACTTCTTTCAGCACTTCAATATTGAGCGCCTCAATCAGCGTATATTGAAATGTATCAGGTCTACCTGTAGGTAGTACCATAACGGTATCGCCGCCCCATGCATTGATTGTTTCGGACTCTGGCGAGTTTGCATTCCTTAACCCGTCTTCCGAACAATATCCTAACGCCTTAAAAGCACTCGATAAAGTAGCCTCGGCACTTGCGGGAAGTGTAGTTCCAGCCGGAGCAGAGTATATAGCACCGCCGACTTTCGGCTTCCCATAACTCACATTTTCAGTATTTGCCATGTTTTTTCCTCCTTAATAATGTTGAATATCGTACACCGCTTGATAGCGGTATTGTTTTTTTGTTGTATCTGTAAAGTTGTAATCGCTGTTAAGCTTCACGCTTGCTATTTCGCAGAGAATAATCAAGCTATCAACAGCTTCTTTGACCCTTTCATTTAGCGCCGCGGCCTCATAAAGAGACTCAGCATAAGATTGAAATGCGAAAGTTGATGAGGGTAGTTTGTTCTCTCGGCCGCTTCCCACTTTTTCAAACAACACATATCGTGTTGGTGCAGGTTCCGGCTTTTCGAGATATACGGGTTCAACAAGTTTTGTTGCTAAATGGTTTAAAACAACCAATTCAATCATCATCTCACCGCCTTGAGTAGAGTGTTATTTTCGAGATTGTCTTTGTGCGCTTCCGGCGTATCCGCCCGAACTCTTGCAACTGCTCGCGTTCCGGCAACAAAAGAATCTTGCTCAAATCCTTCACCTGCTCGATTCCTAATATCAGAAGCATGAGCGTTTAGAATCGATTGCATTTCTTCGGATTGCATTAGTTCGCGCACGCCGGCTCGATTCAACACAAATTTAAATTTCTTACTCATAGCGCTCTACCATCACTTTCTTGTTCCAGTCCAACGGTATCATGTCATCAATTCCTTGTGTAGGAATCCCGAATACACGCCAGCGTTCATTGAAGAACAATACTTCTTGATTCTCCCATTCATTCTCGTCACCTTTAGGAATTGCAAGCGTATACACAGCCTTTCTACCTGTAAGGTCGAGCCTGTTCACGGCATCGTCCGAAGATACAGGCGCGACAAGAACATTATGGACCGGAATCTCAACATCTTCATATATTGGCTTCCCGAAAGGGTCTTCACCAGTTTTGTTTTGATTGATTAGCGTTACCGTTATTCCTCTTATGCGGCTCATATCACACCCACCATTCGTCATCAACAGCATAATCTGTCCCGTACGGTTCGATTACGCCATATCTTTGTCGTTTCAGTCCTAACCGGACAAGCTCGGTGTTTTTGATAAAAAGACCGCCGCCAGGCACCAAGAACGTGCCAGAATAACTATATCCGAGCGCTGATTCTGATGTTTGAATCATCGGCTCGCTATCTGTAGAGGTCATAAGTGTTCTGGCGACTACGTCAACGGTTACAGACTTAACAACATTCGCATAAGACGGACTTGCTGCAATCATTTCGTCTAAGTCCTTGCCTACTTTTTTAGCTTCAACCCGTAAAGAATCCGAAACCACTTCGAGTAGGGATTCTGCTCTATCGACCTCATCTGGGTTTAGCGGCCGCCACAATGTAATTAAGTCGTTAATCGTTGCAAAGTTCGCCATTTTTTCACCTACTCAATTTCTACTGCATCAGATAAGGCTATAGCATCTATGATGTCTGCTTTTTTTGTTGCGTTGCCTAAATCGATACCGTGTTTTGATGCAAATTCTTTTAATTGTACAACAGTCATTTCTGACAATGTAACCACATTGTCATCATCCTCGGTTTCTTCGACAACCTCGACTACATTCTCAACTTCCTGGGCTTCTTCTACCGCTTCCCTGACCGGAGCCCAATCCGGACCGGATATAGGACAGGGGCTATCTATGACAGCCCCTGTTTTAATATTTTTATAACGCATGTCAGTTCACCGATTAGGTACTCTTGTGGACAGTAACGCTTGTTCCTGTTGTCGGAAAATCAAAACCACCAATGTCGGCAATCTTCATCGTCACATTACCTTGTGTGGTGACAGAATCAAGCGCAAGCACATAGTTCTTTCCCGAACCAGTCAGCGCACCTGGCGCGGCTTCACCCGTTCCATCTTCAAGCGTAAAATGTTCTGCTTTTAGGCCAACAACATCGGAGCTGAGTGTAATAGTAATTTTTGTTGATGTTGTTGTGCTGGATGTTCCGTCAGCGGTAGCAGAACTGACGCTGATTGAGGTGGGCACTACAACCCTTGCAAAACTTGCTGGATTCAAGATGCCCCAACCGAGATACAACTCGGCCCTTAGATAAACTTGGCCGTGTCCTTTTAGGTCTTCCCCAGAATTGTCAGGATCGCCATACGGAATAATTTCCATCGGAATTTCTTTCGCATAACCCCAACGGAACGCATTTTCAAAGTCGCCCACAATCGCTCTGTCGCTGCCGGCGGCAGAAACTGTTTTGTTGATTTCGACTCTGAGGCCGTTGACTGACTTTGGATTTGCACCCCAGGCCAACTCGGGAAATTGCTTAACATTGTTAACTTTATAGTCTGCAAGAGCAGCGCTGAATATCTTACTAAATATTGCCCCCGTTACATCGCCTTCTGAACCATCCACCAACTGAACAGCAGCCTCTATGTTCGCATCAGGGTTTGTTGAATCGTAACTGATAAGTTGCATGACTTCTGCATCAAAGTGCTTATTTCCAATAACAGTAGAAGCCGTCATGGTTCTCGGATTCACTCCATGAAGAGCCATGAGGTCAAGGCCTTTTGCTGCCTTTCTTGCAAAGCCTTCTATAAAAGGTTTTAAAATTTTGATTTGTTCTTCTTCGGCGGCATACATGAACTCGTCCGAAACACGTGAGCCATATTCAATTTTTAACGGAACGATGGTTTTCGGCGTTAATGTAATTCCGCCGTGTGACTTCGCCGCGTTCTCTGCTACAATATTAACCTCAGAATCCATCGTAAAAACAAACTCCTTCAACCCGTTAAAAGGAATCGGAGTCTGTGCCGCCAAAGCGGCAAGAGAACTTTTACCTTTTACGCCGTTTATGATTTCCGAAACAATTTCCGGATTAAAAAGTGTACCTTTAGATAATGTTGCCATTTTTTATTCTCCTTTAATTTGGTTTAATAGCTCCCTATAAGGAGCATCTTTGTCATCCACCTTTGGCTCGTTGTCCCTTAGCGGTGGCGTTTTTTTGTTTTTGCCGAGTAAATCGGCCAACAGTTTCGCATCTTCCCGAATCGCTTTCTCATCATCTCCAGTTAACCGACTTGCAAGTTCATACGAGAGGCCATGTTCGATGGCAATGGATGTTTTCAATTTATCCGTTTCGTATTTTTTGACTTTGGCTGTTAGATCAGCGATTGTCGTTTCTTGCTCCCCTAAAGATTTTTTATTTGCTTCCAGCTTCTGATTCAAATCATTAAGCTGTTTTTCGAGTGTTGCTTTCGAGGTTTTTAATTCATCGTAATCAGCGTATTTTTTATTCAGCGTTTCTTGTTCGCGCTTCAACCTTTCGCTGATTGCTGCGTCAAATTCCTCTTGTGTTGTGATTGTTTTAAATTCTGAC